GTCTTGGAAGCATCGCCGCGAAATTCGACTTTATTTTTTCTGTTGTCCCTGGGGGGCTCGATCGGATGCGCGGGCGAAAGCCAAAGCCGGCCTCGGCCCATGCACTCGCCGGCAATCCCGGGAAGCGCCGGCGCAAGCCCGATCCGGCGCCGCTCGCCGAGGGCGAGCCCGAGGCGATGGGGATTGCCAGCCTGCCGGTGCCGCCGGCGCCCGACTATCTCTCGGCCGAGGCGGCCGACGAGTGGCGCCGCCTGGCGCATGACCTGGTGAGGCTCGGCCTCCTACGCCGGCTCGATCAATCGAGCTTCGAGGCGCGCTGCGAGCTCTATGCGACCTGGCGGCGCTGCGCCCTCGTCGTGCAAACCGACGGCGTTTGCTACGAGCATAAGGGGCTGCAACGCCAGCGCCCCGAGGTCCGCCTGGCGCAGGATTGCCTGCGCCAGATGCGCCAGTATGACGGCGAATTCGGGCTGACCCCGGCGGCTCGCGCCCGGGTCAACCACGTTACCGGCGACGGCGCCGGTCAGGGCAGGCTGCCGCTCGGCGACGAGCCGCGCGCCGACCCGGGCAAGACGGCGCCGGCCGCGGCGGCGATCGCCGCGGGGGCGGCCGGGCAATGGACCGATGACGACTATTTCGACGGCCCTCCGCACTGAGGCGCCGCCGGCCCGGCCGGTTCGCCGCGCGCGGCGCCCGGCCAAAGCGGCGCCGCCGGTTGCGACGCTGTTCGATCCCGAAGCCTGGGCCGCGGCGACCGCCAAGCCCGGCGACTATTTCAACGAGGTCGCCGCGGCGCATGCGGAGGCGTTTTTTCCGCGGCTGCGGCACACCAAGGGCCGCTGGTCGGGGCAGCCGTTTTTCCTCCTCGCTTGGCAGCGCTCGCTAATCCGCGCGATCTTTGGCTGGAAACGCGCCGACGGGACCCGCCGCTTTCGCATCGTGTGGTGCGAGGTGCCGCGGAAAAACGGCAAGACGGCGCTCGCCGCCGGGGTCGGGCTTTACCTGGCATTCGCCAGCGGCGAGCCCGGCGCCGAGGTCTACTGCGCCGCCAGCGTCAAAAAACAGGCCTCGATCGCCTTCAATGAGGCGCTGAGGATGAGGGGGCAGAGCCCGAAGCTGCGCGAGCTGACCAACGCTTTCAAGTTCAACCTCAACCGGCCCGACACGTTCTCAAAGCTCGAAGTCATCGCCTCGGATTACGGCACGTTGGACGGGCTCAATCTTTCAGGCCTGATCGGCGACGAGGTCCACGCCTGGCGCGACCGCGAATTTTACGAGGTCCTGCACACCGCCGAGGGGGCGCGGGCTCAGCCGCTCGAATTCCTGATAACGACCGCCGGCACCGAGCTCGCGACCCTCGGCGGCGAAATGCACGAACACGCCGAGCGGGTGCGCGACGGGCAGATCGAGGATCACGGCTTTCTGCCGTGCATCTTCGCCGCCGACAAAGACGACGATTGGGAGGCGCCGGCGACTTGGGCCAAGGCCAACCCGTCAATGGGCTCGACCGTGCGGCTCGATGCTCTCGCCGAGGAGGCGGCGCGGGCTCGCAAGCTGCCGCGCTACCTCAACGCCTTCAAGCGCTATTATCTCAACATTTGGACCGAGCAAGAAACCATCTGGCTCGACATCGAGAAATGGCGGGCATGCAGCCAAGGCCCCGAGACGGTCACGCTAGAGGCGCTGCGCGGCCGGGCCTGTCACGCCGGGCTCGATCTCTCCTCGACGACCGACCTGACGGCGCTCGCCCTGCTCTTCCCGCGGGTCGCGGCGCCGGGGCAGAACAGCCCGCCGGGGTTTGATCTTTGGGCGCATTTCTGGATGCCCGCGGAGGGGCTCGCCGAGCGCTGCCGGCGCGACCGGGTGCCTTATGACCAATGGTCAGAGGCCGGGTTTATCACGCTGACCGAGGGCGATGTCGTCGATTATGACGTGATCCGCCGGCAGATTACCGGCGAGGCGCCGGGTGCCGACGCGGAATTTCTCGCCAAGTCGCGAGCCGCGGCGATCGTCAACCAGGTGCAGCTCCTCGCCCTGGCGCGCGACCGCTGGAATGCGACGCAACTGACGACGCAACTGATGGGCGACGGGGTCGAAATTCGGGATTTCGGCCAGGGTTACGCCTCGATGTCGGCCGCCTCGAAGGAATTTGAAAAGCTCGTCGTCGAGGGCACGCTCAACCACGGTGGCAACCCGGTCTTGGATTGGATGGCGCGCGTCGTCTCGGTCAAGACCGACGGCGCCGACAACATCAAGCCGGTGAAGCCCGATCGCCGCCGCTCGGCGAAACGGATCGACGGCATCGTCGCGACGATCATGGCGCTGGGCCTGGCTTGCGCCGAAGAGCCGACGATCGACATCAATGCGCTGATTTTGAGCCGCGGAGGCTTTGCCTAAATGCGCCTGAATTCGCTCAATTGTTCGGCGGCGACGCTGGCCGGGCTGCGGCCCGAGCAGCGCAGCGCGCTTGAGCTCGGGCACCCGCGCGATCCGGCGCTCGCCGAATGGTTCGGCGGCGGCGGCACCAGCGCCGGGGTCGCGGTCAACCCGACGACCGCGATGCGGCAGACCGCGGTTTATGCCTGCGTCGGCCTCCTCGCCGACACGATCGCCAGCCTGCCGCTCGATCTTTACGAGGAGATGCCGGACGGCAGCAAGCGGCGCGCCACCGATCATTCGCTCGACGGCATCTTGCACGACGACCCCAACCCGAGCGACACGTCAATGGAGTGGCGCCAAGAGCTCGTCATCCATATGGCGCTGCGCGGCAACGCCTATAGCGCGATCGTACAGGACCCGCGCTCGGGCGAGATCGAGGCGCTGGTTACGCTGCACCCTGACCGGACCCGCCCGTTCCGCTTTGTCGACGCCGCCGGCGCGCGCCGGGTCGGCTATGACTATCAGCCGATCGACGGGCCGCGCATGGTGTTGACCGATCGCGAGGTCCTGCACTTTCGCCGGCGCCCGTTTACCGCCGACGGGTTGCGCGGCACCTCGCCGATTGATCTGCACCGCGAGACGATCGGCCTGGCGCTCGCCGCCCAGCAATACGGCGCCGCCTTTTACGGCAACAACGCGACCCCGAAAGGGGCGCTGACCGTGCCGGGGAAATTGACCGACGAGGCCCGCGCGGCGCTGCGCGAGGATTGGGAGCGCCGGCACCGCGGCGCCGGCAACGCGCATCGCCTGGCGATCTTTGACGCCGGGTTTACCTATGCGCCGATCGGCATGACCAACGAGCAGGCGCAATTCCTCGAAAATCGCCGGTTTGATATCACCGACATCGCCCGCCTCTTTGGCACGCCGCCGCACATGGTCGGGGAAACCAGCAGCTCGACGAGCTGGGGCACCGGGATCGAGCAGCAATCGATCGGCTTTGTCGTTTATGTGATCCGCGCCTGGCTTGAGCTGATCGAACAGCGCATGCAGAAAATGCTGCTCTTGCCGAGGGAGCGCGGCCGGTTCTGCATCGAGCACAACGTCGCCGGGCTGTTGCGCGGCGACTTCAAGACGCGGATCGAGGCCTATGCGCTGATGATCCAGTGGTCGATCGCGACGCCAAACCAAATCCGTCGCCTCGAAAACTGGCCGGCCGTCGCCGGCGGCGACGAGCTGCTACAGCCCTTGAACATGGTGCCGGCGTCAAAGGCCCTGGAAATCCTGATGTCGACCCGCCAGCCATCGCAGGCCCGGCTATGGGGCGAATTGAAAACCCTCCTCGCCGCTTCACCCGAGCTCGGCGCCGGCGGCGAGCGCGGCCTCGTTCTGACCTCGGCGGCGATCGACCTGTTGCAGCGCGGCGCCTCGGCCGAGGACTTGCTCGAAACCTTTACGAAGAGGCTGGCGGCATGACGACCGAAATCGAACGGCGCGGCTTTACCGTCGAGGGCCTCCTCGTCGAGCAGCGCGACGGCAAGCCGGCATTGATCCGCGGTCATGCCGCGGTGTTCAACACGCTATCGGAGGACCTCGGCGGGTTTCGCGAGCAGATCGCGCCCGGCGCCTTTGCCGAGGCGATCGGCAAGGACGATGTCCGCGCCCTCTTCAATCACGACCCGAATTTCATCCTCGGCCGCACCGTGTCGCGGACCTTGCGGCTGCGCGAGGATGCGCGGGGCCTGGCGATCGAGATCGACGCGCCCGACACGCAAACCGTGCGCGACCTGGTGCTGGCGCCGATCGAGCGCGGCGACGTGAGCCAGATGAGCTTTGGTTTTTCAATCCGGCCTGGCGGCCAGGATTGGGCGAAAGACGACGAGGGCCGGGTTATCCGCACCTTGAAGCGGGTCCGGCTCTTTGACGTGTCGCCGGTGACCTTCCCGGCCTACCCGGCGACCGATGTCGCGCTGCGCGAATTGCGCGCCTGGGTCGACGCCGCCGGCGGCGACGCCGAGGCGCTCGCCGCGGCCGCGGCCGAGCTCGCCGCCGGCGAGGCGCGGCGCCTGCGCATGAAGATGCGCACCGAGGCGGCCGAGGCCGCCTAGACCCCTTTTCAAGACGACCGCCGCGCCCCTCGGTTGGGGGGTGGCGCCCTGGCGGCTCGCCCGCCCTTTCCTGCCCTGGCGGCCCGCCAGCGGCAACCCTTGGCATTGGAGGCCAAAACGATGAGTGACCGGCTGCGGGTGCTGCGCGACGAGCGCATGACAGTGGCGACCGAAATGCGAGCGATCATCGATGGCGCGGAAAAGGAAAACCGCGCCCCGACCGCGGAGGAGGGCGAGAAGCATAGCGCCCTCTTCGACAAGCAAGAGGGGCTGCGCCGCCAGATCGAGACGCTTGAGCGCCAGGAAAAGCTCGACAAGGACATGGCCGAGCGCGCGGCCGAGAGCGAGCGGACGGCGGCCCGCGGCGATGAAAAGCCCGAGCTGCGCGCCTTCCGCAACTATCTTCTCGGCGGCGCCGCGGCGCTGTCGAGCGATGAGCTGCGCGCCTTGCAGGTTGATGTCGGCACCGCCGGCGGCAACCTCGTCATGCCGCAAGAGATCGTCGACGGGCTTATCAAGTTTGTCGACGACCTGGTCTTTATCCGCGGCCGGGCGACCAAATACCGCCAGCCGAAGGCGGAGAGCATCGGCATTCCGACCCTGGCCGCCGACCCGGCCGACGCCGATTGGACCTCGGAGCTGGCGACCGGCGGCGAAGATGGCACTATGGCGTTCGGCAAGCGCGAAATGCGGCCGCACCCGCTCGCCAAGCGGATCAAAATCTCGAAAAAGCTGGTCCGCTCCTCGACGATGGACATCGTCGGCCTGGTGCAATCCCGCATGGGCTACAAGTTCGGGATCACGCAGGAAAAGGCCTTTATGATCGGCAGTGGCAATTTGCAGCCGCTCGGGGTCTTTACGCTCTCCGATGACGGCATTCCGTCGAGCCGCGATATCTCGACCGGCAACAGCTCGACGCAGATCAAGCTCGACGGCCTGATCGCCGCGAAATACGCGGTCAAGGCGGCTTACTGGCCGGCGGCGAATTGGACCTTTCACCGTGACGCGATGAAGTCGATCTCGCTGCTGAAGGACGGCGAGGGGCAATATCTGTGGCGCCCCTCGGTGCGCGATGGCGAGCCCGATCGCCTGCTCGGGCACCCGATCGACGTCTCGGAATATGCGCCCAACACCTTCACCTCGGGGCTCTATGTCGGGCTGTTCGGCGATATGTCGAACTATTGGATTGTCGATGCGCTCGACATGCAGATGCAGCGCCTCGTCGAGCTCTACGCCGAGACCAATCAGGACGGCTTTATCGGCCGGCTTGAGACCGACGGCGCGCCGGTTCTCCCCGAGGCCTTTGCCCGGGTGAAGCTCGGCTAAGCAGCCGCCGCGCGCGTTTTCCCCGTCGCCGCTGTCAATTGGCAGGGGCGGCGGGGTTTCGATTTTTCCCGAAAGGAAGGAACCTCGGTTATGAACCTCTCCGACGCCTTGAAGCTCGTCCGTGTCAAGCCCGACGGGTCGACCTTTGCGGTCGCCGCCGGCACCTCCGATTGCAGCGGCGATATCATCGACACCGCTGATTGCGAGGGGGTGATTATCGTCACCGGCCTCGGCACGATCACGACCAACGCCGTCACCTCGGTCAAGGTGCAGCAAAACAGCGTCAACAGCACCTCGGGCATGGCTGACCTCGAAGGCAGCTCGATCACCGTCGCCGACAGCGATGACGACGGCATCGTCGTGCATGACATCTACCGGCCGCGCGAGCGCTATCTGCGCGCCGTCATCGACCGCGGCACGCAAAACGCCGTCGTCGATTTCCAGCTCGCCATCAAATACGGCGTCAAGCTGCAACCGATCTCCGACGACGCGACGGTCATCGCCCGCGAGGTCCATGCCTCGCCGGCCGAGGGCACCGCCTAAAGCAATTCCACCCTGCGGAATTTGCGCGCCCGGCGGCCTGGCGGGCGCGACCGGCGGCGGGCTCGCCTCGCCGCCGGCCCTTTTTGACCTCGAAAATTTGAGGAGCTCTCGCGATGCCCGATCAGACCTACGACACCAAGGTTTACATGAAACAGGGCGGCGACGAGCTCGTCGTCGCGAGCGGCGGCGTGATTACCGTCGAGGCCGGCGGCCAGGTTGTCGTCGGCGGGGTGACGGTCGACGAGACGACGCTCGCGTTGACCGATCTGACGGCGACCGCCGAGGAGCTCAATCAATATACGCTGACCCTCGACATTGCCGACGGCTCGGCCGAGGCGACTTATTTCCTGGTCGCGCCGCACGCCGGCGACGTCGACAAAATCTATAGCGTGATCGACGGGGCCGTCTCGACCGCCGATATCACGATCACGCCAAAGATCGGCTCGACCGGCATGACCGACGGTGTCGTGACGATCGCGACGGCGGCCTCGGGCGCCGGCGACGTTGACAGCTCGACCCCGAGCGCCGCCAACACCGTGACGGCCGGCCAGGCGATGAATTTTGTCGTCTCGGGCGGCGGCTCGGGCGGCTCGCCGCGCATCCATCTCTCGGTCGTCATTACCCGCTAGTCGCGGCCAGGCAACCCCACAAACGAGGAGCTGGCCCGAATGGCCGATGTAACCTTTCCGGTCGCCGGCGGCGCCACAAAGCGCCTGCGCGACATGGGCGACGGCACTTGGGCCGAGGTCGTCGTCATCGGCGGCGACGAGGTCCCGATCACCCTGACCGGCGACCTGGTCGTCGACACCTTGGGGACGCTCGGCGACGACCCGGAGAGCGACCCGGCCGCCGCCTCGGCGACTATCCCCTCGATCCTGCGCGGCCTCCTCAAGGAGGCGGTGCGCGGCGATTACGAGACCGTTGCCGCCTCGGCGAACAATGTCGCGATCGGGGCGACCGGCGCCGCCGGCGATCTCCTCGCCGGTGTCCTGATCGTGCCGGGCACCGCGGCCGCCGGCGCCGTCTCGATCAAGGACGGCGGCGGGTCGGCGATCTCGATCTTTGTCGGCGGCGGTGTCACGGCGCTGCCGACCTTGGCGCCGTTTTTTGTTGAGCTCGGCATCCGCAGCCTCGCCGGCGCCTGGCACATAACGACCGGCGCCAATGTGACCGCGATTGCGGTCGGCAAGTTCACTTAACCCCGGAGGCGTCGATGCGCGTTCTGCTCAAGACGATCATGGCTGGCCCGGCCGGCGGCTTTGCCATCGGTGACACGCCGGACCTTCCCGAGGCGCAGGCGCGAGCGCTGATCGCCGCCGGCTATGCCGACGAGCCCGAGGCGGCCGATGAGCCCCGGACGGCCGACGCGCCGGCACCCGAGACGGCGACGCCGCTGGCGCCCGAGACGGCGACGGCGCCGGCCCCGGAGCGGGCAATACCGCCGGCGATCAAGCGCGGCCTTTCCTCGACGAAGCGCCGCGGCGGCGCGCGCCGATAAATGTCGATCCCGCTCAACGTCAGCCCGTCGGTCGTCACGATCCTGACCCCGGCCGCCTCGCGCCTGCTCGCGCAGCCGGCCGAGGTTGTGGCCGAGCTCGGGCTCGCCGCCGGCGACGAGACGCTCGTCGCGACCCTGGTTGCGCGCGCCTCGGCCGACATCGAGGACCGCTGCGGCCGGCCGCTGGTGCGCGAGGGGGTGCGCGAAACCTGGCGGATATTCCATGATGAGCGGGTGTCGCTGGCGCGCGCCCCGCTCGTCTCGATCGACAGCGTCGTCGAGGCCGGCCGCACCCTCGTCGAGGCCGACTATGAGCTCGGCACTGCCGACCCGCGGGTCGCTCGCCTGTGGCGGCTCGATGGCGCCTATCGGCGCCGCTGGTGCGGCTCGCCGGCCCTCGTCATCGAGTATATCGCCGGCTATATCCCGGCCGGCGAGGCCGGCTGCGACGTGCCGGCAAAACTTAACGAGGCTTGTGTCGCGCTGGTTCGCCAGCGCTGGCAGGCCCGCGACCGCGACCGCTCGGTTCGCCAAGAGCTCGTCGAGGGGCTCGGCCGCATCGTTTACGAGGACACCAACCCCGGCGGTGACGGCCGGTTTTCTCCCGAGATCGAGGAGCTGATCTTTCCCTATGTCCGGCTCGGCGTCGGATGACGCCGCGGGGCTGGATTGCCGCGCATGATCGCTGGCTGGCGCGCGAGGGCGAATACATCGTCCTGCAACGTCTCGCCGCCGACGCCGAGGGCGACCTCGTCGTCGTCAACGAGGCGCGGCTGCGCGCTTTTGTGCGGGCGCACCAGCCGCAGGCCTTGAGCGAGAGCGATGCGCCCAACAGCAAGGCGATCCTATCGCCGACCGACCTCGCCCGCGAGGCCTGGCCGGGCCTCCCGGCCAGGGATGACCGGGTCGTCTTTCAGGGCGGGCGCAAGGGCGACATCGTGCTCGTCTCGCCGACCTATTCGGGGCGGGCCGGGGTGCTGGTCCGCATCGACATCGAATGGCGCGAATAGCGCCGCCGCTACTGCCAATTGTCAGGAAGGGGAGCTAAACCATGCCGCGTCAAATCATTTCCGGCAGCGCCGTTAAACAGCTTGCCGCCTCGTTCTACCCGCTGACCCCGGTCACGCCGGGGGCGCTGACCCTGGTCTTTACCGCCGGCGGCGATCAGACCGACCGCAACGTCGTCTTGGCGAACGGCAAAACCTGCGTCCTCGCTTACAACAGCGACGACAGCGCGCATACGATCACGATCACCAGCCAGCCCGACAGCGTCAACCGGCTCGGGACGATCACCGATTATTCGCTCGATCCCGGTGAGATCGCGCTGCTCGGGCCGTTTCTCACCGCTGGGTGGTCGAATGCCGGGAAACTCGACATCGATGTCGACGACCCGCTCTTGAAAACCACAATCCTCAACCTGCCCTGATCGAGGGGCGGGCGCGCCGTGGCCGATCTTCGGGAAGCGATCCTCGCCCGCCTGGCCGTTGTGCTGGGCGGGGTCGAGGGCGTCAAGGCGGTCGGCCGCAACGTCCTCGACGTGCCCGGCATCGCCCGCCCGGCCTTGATCCTGCACGACGGCTCTGAGGAGTTTTTCGACAAGCCCGATCAAGAGCGCCGCTCGCGGGCGCAGCGAATGGAGCTGACCCCGGCGATTTTCGTGCTCGTCGGCGCCGACGCGGTCAATGTCGGCTCGCTCCTCAACACCTATCGGGCGCGGGTTGTGCCGGCGGTGCTCGGCGACGCCGAGCTTTCGTTGCTGGTCAACCGCAACGGCGAAATTCGCTACCACGGCTGCGAGCGCCATCCGGCGACCCCGGAGAGCAAAGAGGGCCGGCTAGAGCTGACCTTTGTCTTTACCTACGTCTTTCGGCCAACCGATCTCGTTTGAGGAGCAAGCCAAATGCCCGTTGCCTCCGATATCTCGCCCAATACCGACAATCTTCTGCTCGGCGCCGGCTTTGTGCGCTGGAAAGGCGTTGACGACGACGATTATCGCGATCTCGGCGAGGTCCTTGCCTTTGAGCTGACGATCGGCGTCACGGTCAAGCCGCATGTCAGCAAGCGGCATGGGACACGCTTTGAGAATTTTTCGGCGACCGAGCAAAAGACGGCCGAGGTGAAACTCTCGCTTGAGGAGCACACCAGCGACAATCTGGTTTTTGCGCTCCTCGGGACCAAGACCGACGGCCCGCCGATCGCGATCGAGATCGGCACCAATGTCGAGATTTTTGGGGCGCTGCGGTTTGTTCCGACCAACGATGTCGGGCCGCGCATCCAGGTCGATCTGCCGCTCGTCAAGATAACCCCGTCGTCGGCGCTCAACCTCCTCAACGACAATTGGGGCGCCCTCGAATTGGCCGGCAAGGTCTATGGCGACCCCGATACGGGGTCGTTCGGCCGCGCGCTCGCCAATATCACCGATGAGGTGACGTAAGCATGGCGAGCTTTCTTGACATCGCGCCGCTATCGGAAACGGTGACGATCCGCGGCCTCGACTTCGAGGTGACGGGGCTTGAGCTCAAGCACCTGGCGCTGGCGATCCATCGTTTCCCCGAGCTGCGCGGGCTGTTGCCGGCGGCCGGCGGGGCCGCGGCGCCGGCGCGGCCCGATGCCGATGCAATCATCGGGCTCGGCAGCGAGGTTTGCGCCGCCCTCATTGCCTATGCGGCCGGCAAAGAGGGCGAGGAGGCGGCGATTGCAAAGCTCGTCGTCGGCGAGCTCTTTAGCCTCGTCGACCCGATCCTGCGCCTCAGCTTCCCCGAGGGCCTGACCCCTTTCGTAAACCGCCTCGCCGGGCTGATCGGCGGCGAGGCGGGCGGGAGGATCGCCGCAACCCTTGGGAAGGCCCCGGCTTCGAGCTCCTAGTCGCCGTCGACGAGCTGATCGCCGGCGGCCATCGCGAGGCCGATATCTGGCATTACACGCCGCGTCGTCTCTTCGCCTATCTCTTCGCCGCCGAGCTGCGCCGCGAGCGCGAGCTTGCCGACGAGCTCGGGCTCGCGGCGCTGGCGGCGAGCGGCGACGGGCGCGCGATCACCTCAAAGCAAAAGCAGCTTTACGGGTCGTAGATGCACCTCAAGATCGGGGGGCGCCCCGGGCAGTTTCCCGAGGCGTTTCAGGGGATGGTTGACCCGCTCGATAGGGCGGCCGCCGCGGCGATGCGCGACGCGCGCCAGGAAATCCTCGACGGCGGCCGGGCGAACATCGCGGCCGCCGGGTTTTCCCGGCGCTGGCAGGACGGGCTGACCGCGACGATCACCGGCACCGGGCTGCGTAGCTCGCTGCGCGCCCGGCACCGCCGCGGGTTTGCCACGGTCTTTGAAACCGGCCGGACGATCTCCGCGAAACGCGGGCTTATCTGGCTGCCGCTGCCGACCGTCCCGAAAAAGATCGGCAGCAACGCGCAGATGACGCCGCGCAATTTTGTCCGGCTGATCGGCCCCTTATTCACGATGCGGGTGCCCGGCAAGGGGCCGCTGCTCGGCGCCTACATGCAAGGCCTCGCCGGGTCAAAGGTCAACCTGGCAAAGCTGCGTCGCGGCGCGGCCCTGGCGCGGCTCGGGGTGCGCGGCCGCGGCGGGCAGCGACGCGCCTCGAAGGGGGTCGTTGCGACGCCGGTCTTTCATGGGGTGAGCTCGGTGACGATTAGAAAGCGTTGGGATTTGCGCGGCGTCTATGACCGGGCGCAGCAAGGGATTTCGGCAAACTTTGCCAAACGGCTACGGGAAGGATAAGCGGCCGATGGCACAGAGCGGGCGCAATGCGACCGACGTCACGATCACCCTACAGGGCTATGACGAGGTCAAGGCCCGGCTGCGCGAGGTCGGCCAGGCCGGCGAGACGGAAATCCGCCGCCTCGCCGAGGCGTCGGCCGCCTCTAGTACCGGGATCGGCGCGCTCAGCCAGGCCGCCGCCGGGCTCGCCGGCGCCGTTGGCGGCGCCGGTGCGCAGCTTGAGCCGGTCGTCCATAATGTCGAGCGCCTGGTCGGCTCGGCCGGGTCATTGGGCGGGCTCTTCAATACGCTGACAACCGGGTTTGGCGGGCTCGTCACGTTGCTCGCGGCAACCGCCGCCGGGTTTCTTGAGCTCGCCAAATCGGCTGCCGAGAGCACCCGCGAGCTCGAAAACCAGGCGACGACCTTGGGCCTGACCGTTGACCAGCTCGAAGGCTATAAATTCGCCTTCGGCCAGGCCGGGGTGTCGACCGAGACGACAACCCGGGCGCTGTCGCGCTTTGAGGCGAAATTCGGCGAGGCCGCCGAGAGCGCCAAAAAGGGCGGCGAAATCTTGCAAGAGGCGGCCAACAAGCAAGAGCAACTGCGGATCGAGACGGCGAAAGCCGAGATCGCCGTCGGCGCCGCGCGCCAGGCCTATGACAATTCGCGGGTCGCCGTCACCTCGGCCGCCGAGGCCGTCGCCAAGGGCACGATTGCCGCCGGCGAGGCTAATATCGCGTTTCGCGAGCTCGGCCGCACCGGGGTCGCCGTCGGCACCGGGATCGACGCCGTCGCCGCGGCGCAGCTCAAATATCAAAAGACCGCGCTCGACGCCAAGACCGCGACCAATGCGGTCGCCGGCGAGGGGCTCAAGCTGCGCCAGGCCTATGAAGGGGTCGGGGTCGCCGCGACCAAGCTGACCCTGGCGCAGGACGAATTGCGCCTCAAGCAAAACGAGGTCATCAAGCCGTCGACCGAAAACGTCAACGCCTTCACCAAATTGGGGGTGGCGGTGCTCGACACCGGCGGGCAAATCCGCGGCACCGCCGAGGTCCTCGACGATTTTATCGGCAAGGTCGCCGAGCTCAAGACCGCGGCCGAGCAAGCGGCGATCTTGAAAGAGGTGTTCGGCGCGCGCGGGTTTGCCGGGATCGCCCCGGGCATCCGGCTTGGGCGCGAGGAGCTTGAGCGGCTGCGCCAGGTATTCGAGCGGTTTGACGTGAGCCCGACCGAGATCGAGAGCGGCTTTGCCAAGGCGTTTAATGCGGCCTTTGGCAAGCTCGAAACGATCTTTGACGGGTTGAAGCAGGCGGTCGGCAATATCCTGTCGCAGCTCTTTGTCCCGCTCTTCACCGCGATTGCCGAGGGCCTCGCCGACCAAAAGGAAAACGTCCGCAGCTTCACCGAGACGATCGTCACGGTGCTGGCGCCGGCGGTGCGCTATCTGATCCTCTTTGTGCAAAATTCGCTGACCGCGGTCACCTTCGTCGTCGACGGGGTCCGCCGGGTGCTGTCGCTCTTCGGCATCGAGGCCAATAACGGCCAGGTCGCGGCCGGCCTCCTCCTCGCGGTAATCGCGCGCCTCGCCTTGGTCGGGCCGATCGTCGCCGCCTTTCAGTTGCTCGTCACGACCTTGGGGGCGGTGCGGACGGCCTTTGTCGCGGTCAATGTCGCCTCGGCGCCCTGGCTGGCGCTGGCGATCGTCGTCGGCCTGGTGGCGGCGGCACTCGTCGAGATCGTCGCGAATACGCAGGCCGTCTCTGACTTTATCCGCAAATACATCGGCGACGACGCCGCCGGCGTCTTTGAGAAATTCGTCGGCCTGGTGAAGTCGGCCGCGCAATACCTGCAAGACGCTTTCCATGAGGCGGTGCAGGCGGTCATCGGCTTTTTCGACCCGGTTTTCAACCTGATTACCTCGATCAAGGTGGCGTTTGAAAACCTGGTCAACGGCGCTGGCAGCGTCAACAACGCGCTACAGCGCGCCCAAGATGTCGCGGCTTCGCCTGGCGGCGTCGGTGAGGCCTCCGATTTCAGCTTCGCCCCGGGGCACGCCGCCGGCGGTGTCGTCAACGGGCCGAGCGGCCGCGACCGGGTGCCGATTTGGGCGACGGCCGGCGAATTCGTTATGAAGGTCGACGCGGTGCGACGCCTCGGCCTCGGCTTTATGCGCTGGATCAACGGCGGTGCCCGGGGAGGGCCGCGGCGCTTCGAGCTCGGCGGCCTCATTGGCCGGCCGGCGCAGCATTTTGCCGAGGGCGGCTCGGTCCAGGCCGGCGCCGCCAGCGCCGGCGGCCATGTCGTCGTCGATCTGCGCCTCGGCGGCGAGCCGATCGGCGCCATGATGGCGCCGCGCAAGGTCGCCGAGCGGCTTGTCGGCTTTGCCCGCGGCGAGCAGCTCCGCAGCGCCGGCCGGCTGCCGACGGCGATGACCGGCGGGCGCATCTGATGCCGGCCGATACCGTCCTCGTCCTCGCCGGCGTCGGGATCGCGCCCTATTCGGCGCGCGGCTTGACGCAGAGCTGGGGCCTCATTGACGCGGCGCGCAATTTCCGGCGCACCGTCAATGGCGACCCGATTAACCTGGCGCCGCCGCAATTCAAAAAGTTCCGCTGCTCGATCACCTGCACCGATGTCAACCCGCCGGCGTTCGCCGGCGTCGCGCTCGGGCTTGAGCTGGCCGTCGATTGGGTCGTCGAATTCTCCTATGCGACGGCGACCGGCGCGCCGGCGCATGAGGTCGTTGAGGGCAGCTCGCGCGAGGAGGGCGATTTTACGTTCTACCGGCCGCGCATGCAGATGATCGTCCGCGACTATTCGGGCTCGGTCGCCGAATGGGATGCAACGACCCCGTGGCAGCTCGACCTCGAAGAGGTCTAAGCCCTGATGGCCGGGCCGTTCTATTTCGCGTATTGCGACGAGGCGACGCCGTGGGGCGACGACCTCCTGCGCTTTGACGAGGCGATCTTTGAGCTTGATCTCGCGCAGTCGGAAGGCGCCTTTGCGCAACTGACGATCGACGTGGCGCGCCCGGGGATGGGGCTGCTCGCGCCCGGTCGGCAGCAATGGTGCTGGTTCGCCTGGTTTGACGGCGCCCTGGTGCAGCCGCTCTTTCATGGCCGGATCATCGGCGCCCCGCAAAACATCGCCGGCGAGACCTGGCGCCTGGTCTTTCGCGCCAGGTCGTCGGATTACCTCGCGGCCAAGGCCGCCCTGGCGGCGACGCTGCGGGTGCTGCCCTATTGGGACCCGGTATTTCTCGCGCAATCGGTCGACGACCCCGACACCGTACTCGAGACGCGCTCGGCGCTTTGGCATATCGATCGCACGACCTTAGAGCTCTCGATCTCCGACATTCTCGACGGCGAGGACGGCACGATCGAGATCACCGAGGCCGAGCATTTTTATGATGGGTTTGACGCTTCGCCGGGGTCGGCGCCGCTGCGCCGGGTCGACGTTACCGCGACGATCAGCTTTACGCAGGCGGCCGCCGGCGAGCTCGACCTGACGGCGGCGCTTGTCGCGGCGTTTCAGGCTGCCGGCTCGACCTATCCCTATCCGATGGTGTCGAGCTTTACCGGCGACGGGCTGCTCAGCGATTGGCCGCAGCCTAATGCGAGCCTCTCGGGCGGCTGGTCAATGGCGCCGGGGGCGAGCGCCGCCGTTGCTTCCTATGCCGCCTCGACCGAATTTGCGGTGCGCTATATCGACAAGACCGACAACACCTCGGTCGAGGGGTTTGCGCAGCGCGACGCGAGCGGCAACCCGCTGCCCGGCGAGATCGCGCGGACCTTTTTCATCAACTGGAAAAACTATGACGTGACCTTTGTCTGTCAGCCATTGCTGGTTGATTTCCGGGTTGCCTACGCGGCGAGCCGTAAGCGCAGCGAAATCCTGACCTTTAGCGTCACCGCCAACACGCAAGCGATCTCAAGCGAGCCCGAGGGGGCCGATACCGACGCGATCGAGGTCAGCTCGACCGTCGTCGACCAGCCGATCGACGCGGGCGGCGCGCTGCCGATCCGCGACGCCAGGCGCAACGCCTACTTCCCGACCGACCGCGGCGAGCTCAGCCTGCAATTTCTGATGTTGTTGGCGCGCGCCAGGCTGCTCGCCCGGGCGCGCGCCGTGACGATCAAGCTGCAATCGACCTGGGAAACCTTGGCGGTGCTGATTAGCGGCCGCAAGAATATCCTCGTCCATGACCGGCGGATCGGGCCGAGCGGCGAGGCCCGGGGCAAGGTCATCGATTACCGGATGACGGCCAGCGACCGCGGCGACAACCTCGTCGAGGTGACGATCGGCTGCTCGATCGGCTATGGCGAGGCGCTCGCCGAGGCGGCCGCCGGCGCTGATGTTTACGCGACCGGGTATTCTTCCGGGTACACGGCGCGGGCCGGCGGCGAGGTCGCGGTCGTCGCCGGCGCGCTGCACTATCAGAGCCTCGCCGGGAGCTATGTCGTCGACGATGACGGGGTCGATTTTTTCAAGATCAGCCCGGCGACGATGCTGCTCAATCTCACCGTCTCGGGCGGCCCCAACGCGCAGCGGGGCGCGATCGACGCCAATCTGCGCAACCCCGGGGTCCTCCCCGAGGTCGATATCCTGACGACCGGCGACTATTCGCCGGATGGGCTGACGGTCAGCAATTTGGGCGACGTGACGGACCTTGTCGCCGGCCGGGCCTACCGGATCGACGGCCCGGGCATCTCGCGCGGCTACGGCACCGGCTATGTCCAGTTGCTCGGCCATCCGATCGACACGACGCTGACCTTTGACGGCGCCGCCGGCGGCACGTTGAGCCGGGCGGCCAATAACGGCCCGTTCCGCACCGGGGTGCAGTTGCGGATTTCGACCCCGCTTGGCGGCGATCTCGGCATCGTGCCCGACCCGATCGGGACGCTGCGGAACACACCGACAGCGGTCGCGCTCGACCTGGTGCCGGTGACCGGCGGCGATTTTCAGACCGTCTATGCCGTTTCGGTGCTCGACCTGGTCATCCCGAAAACCATCGATCTTGAGGCCGCCTGATGCTTGAGGAGCTCGTCCGCCCGTTTCAGTCGCCGGCGGTCATCAGCAGCCGCCGGATCGTCACCAGCAACACCAAGGCGCCGCTCGAAACCGCGCACCTCGAATGGGGCAAATCCGGCGCGCTGCCGAGCGCCATCGAGACGGCGGCAGACCAGCCGGCGCAGGGCATCAACTTCAACACCAAAAAAGAGGATCAGCACCTCAAGGAAAAAACCCGCGAGACCGAGCGGGTCAAGGTGCAGCAAGAAGGCAACCCCGATAATTACGTCGTGATCGAGCGGGTGAAGTCGGTCAGCTTTGCCAACGCCGGGAAAGAGCCCGAGGTCCGGGTCAAGGGCACCGGCGCCGGCTCGACGACGACCCCGGTTGCGCCGCCTTCGGGCGACGGCGGGGGCGGCGGCGATATTCCGGTCACCAGGTCGGGCGAGTTCGCCTTTGTCCGCGGCCAGGATTTGGCCGGGCCGGCCGGCGACATCTATCTGCAAACCGGCGATCGGCGGTTTGAATTCGTGACGCCGCCACCGGGGCCTAATGAGGTCCCGCTTTGAGTGACGGCCTGCCGGTCGAGGGCACCCTGGCGCACCCGCTGCGGCTCGACCCGTTTCAGCGGATCGTCGAGGTGCAATTCGGCCGCGGCATCGGCGTCTTGAGCATCGATCTGCCCGAGGGAATATCGCCCCGGTTTGAGCCTACGGCCTCGCAGATGCAGCACCACGCCGCCGGCGACGTGATTGCCAGAAAGGATTTCGCCAAATTCGACGACGAGACCGGCTCGGGGCACAAGGCGCCGGTCAGCCAGCTCGTCACCGACAAGATGGTGCTCGGCACGCTCTACGGTGAGGGCGACAAGAAATGGGCGGTGCGCAAGATCGTGCGCGGGTTTGGTGATGACCCCGGGTTTCATGTTAGCCCGTCACCGTTTCCGCCGGATACGGGGTTGCAGCCAAACGGCTTTCCGAATGGCACCTGGCAGGCCTACCGGGATTTCTACAACGATCAGAAAGCTAAATTCCTCGAAAAGCCGGGGCATCGCTGGATCGAGGTTGCCGATCTGCGCTCGCTCGGCCCCGACACCTTGCCGACGGGCGACGCGCAAATCTATTTCGGCCCCGGCGAGACGTGGGCCGCGCTCAATTACGGCCAGATCGATCTGTCGCATTTTGCGCTCGTCCCGTATGTGCCGCCGCGCTTCAACATATTCGGGGTGCAGCAATACAACACGATCCTCGCCGACCGCGATCTGCGCGCCGACGGCAGCGTCGGCTATGCGCCCTATGGCTTCAATATCTTCGAGCCGGTGCGGGTGGCGGCGTTTGGGGTCGGCGAGGAGGAGAGCGCCGGCAGCCCGGGGCGCAAGGCCGTCAGGCTGATCTATTTCCTCGACTTCGAGGTGATCGACAAAGGCGTCGAGGCCGGGGCGGCGAACCCGGTGGCGGTCAGCAATTTGGGCGGCGATGACCCGATGCTGCCGAGCTTTGAAATGGTCTTTGTCTTTCAGCTTTTCGGCGGCGGGACAAAGTTCACGGTCGAGGCGCTCAACATCGCGAGCGATCGGGCGGCGACCTACAACCAGCGCAAAACCTTCCCGTATCAGCAGGCGGGAGAGCTCTTCAAGGTCAACCGGCAGGGGTTTGTCGTCTAATGGTCGATATCACCTATCGCGCCGACCTGACGGTCGACCTGACGGCCGATCAGGTCGACGGCAATTTCCGCGCGCTCTCGGATGCGCTCGATGCACTCGCCGGCGATCGGCCGGCGCCCAACGAGATCGCCTCGGTGACGCAAACCGGGCTCAGCTTTTCATTCAACCTCGAAAACGGCGCGACCTTGGGGCCGGTCAATCTGCCGGTCGTCGCGTTTCATTTCCGCGGCGCCTGGACGCCGGCGACGCTCTATCAAGAGCTCGACAGCTTTGTCGTCGACGGGGTCGGGCTCTTCACGACCTTGCTGGCGCATGCGAGCGGGGTGGCGTTTGATCCCGCGCTCGCCGTCGATGCGTCGCCGGTCTATCGCAAGCTGTTCGGCTTTGCGCCGGATGGCGGCAGTTCGATCGTCTATGACCTTGAGTTTCAGTATCAGGGGGTCCTCGCCGACGCCGAGATCGCGCCGGTCAATTTCCTGGCGCTGCGGGCCTTTACGCTGCCGGCCTCGGCCGATGTCGGGCATCTGGCCTATCTCGTCGTGCCGGCGGTCAGCGAGGCTCAGGTCTTGCCGATCCTGCACAACGCAACGCAGATCGGCACGGTGACCTTTGAGGTCGGGGAAAACGACGGGGTTGTCGACCTGGCGGCCGCCGAGGCCTTCGCCGTCGGCGATCACCTGGTCATCGGCCTGCCGGCGACGACCGACGCGACCGCGGCCGGGATGACGGTCGCGCTCGCGGCGCAGCGCATCGTTGCATGACCGTTGCGGTCTTTATCGTCCCCGAGGTCCCGCGGACCTCGGGGGCCGACGAGCTGCGCCCGCGGGTCTTTGCCGATCTGCCGGCCTGGCCGCTCGGCAACCGGGTCGTCGCCGACGGCGATATCCGCCCGGCTGGGTTTGCCGAGGCCGAGCGCTTTGGCAACAACGAGGTGCGGTTTACCACGGCGCCGGCCGATGTCGATCTGTTGCCGGCGAATTTTTCCGAGGCCGATGTTTTTGGTGCCGACAACGCCGTCGTCGAGGCGCCGCCCGACGGCACGATCCGGCCCTCGACCTTTTCCGAGGATGATGTTTTCGGCGCCGACAACGAGGTCGCCGAGGCGCCGGCCGACGGCACGATCCGCCCCTCGGTCTTTGCCGAGGATGATGTTTTCGGGGCCAACGTCGTCTCGCCGGTCGCCGGCGACGACAGCTATGGCCCGATCGATTTCGGGCCGATCGGCGGCAGCCCGGTCTAAAAAGGGGGAGCTGATTTGACTTATCGCCTGCCCGAGCGGACGCGCGAGCGCACCCTGACGACAGGGACCGGCACGCTCGATCTCGCCGGGGTCATCTTCCCCTCTGAGTTCACCTTTGCCGACGGGCTCAGCGACGGCGACACGACCCGCTATTGCATCATCAGCGGCAACGGGGTCGACGTTGAAATCGGCGAACCGGCGATTTTTAACACCGGCTCGCCCAATACGCTGACCCGCAACCCGACCAGGTCGACCAACGGCAACGCGGCGATCGACCTGGTCGGCGAGAGCCAGGTCTATGTGTGCCTGCCGGGGCAGAGCTATTTCACCGATGCCGGCGATTGGGACCCGATCGGCGCCATCGCGCAAAACACAACGGTAGTCTTTGGCGAGCAGCGCTATGTCGCGGTCGAGCCGATCCCGGCGGCGCCGGCCGGGGCGCCGGCGATTGACGGCCACGCCAAACACAACGGCACGACGACCGGGTCGCCGGTCACGCTCAACCTGACGACGAGCCTCGCCGACGACGCGATCGTCGTGTTGATCGCGATCAATGGCGGTAAGACGGCGGCGCCGACGGCCTCGGGGCTCGCCTTTACCGAGCGCGCCGACGGTAACGGGTCGCCGATCCGCTACACCGTCGGCGGCTTTACCATTCAAGAATTTATCGCTCGGGCGGCGGCGCCGCTGGCCGCCAAGACGATCACGATCACGCCGAGCGGCTCGGCCGACTTCTCGGTCGTCGCCTTTGGCGCGAACCCGGTCAACGCGGTTTATGCCTGGGATACCAATTCGGATCATCTGCCGCTGGCGGTGTCGGGCAACACGATCGATTGCACGACCGACGGGTCCAACCTGTTTCTCATTTACCTCGATGTTTCGGACAACATCAGCTTTAACCCGGCGGCGCACCCGACGAGCTTCACGATCATCGAGAGCTGCGACTATGTCCCGGCGCAGATGGGGGCGAGCGGCCGCAGCGTGACGGCGCAACAGGTCGGGGTGTCGCTCGTCGGGTCGAGCGCGGCGGCGATCTTGTCCTGGGTCGATGCGCTGACCAGCGAAAACCCGCCGCCCAATGTTGACCCGCGCTGGGTCCCGCTCGGCACGGCCTTTGGCGACCAGGCGGCCAATTCGGTTTATGCCGGGCCGGCGACCGGGGGTGACGCGCCGCCGACGTTCCGCGCCCTCGTCGCGGCCGATCTGCCGAGCGGCACGGCGACCGAGAGCTACGCCGACGCGGCGGCGTCGGCGGCCGAGAGCGCGGCCGAGGCCTATGCCGATGCCGGCGACGCGGCGATCACCAGCTCGATCGCGGCGGCGACCGACGCGGCGGTGACGTCGCCGGCCGATAACGACGTGCTGGTCTATATCAACAGCTCAAGCAAATGGACCAACAAGCGGCCGCATTACGGGCTCGCCTTTTCGGCGCCGCAGACAACCGCCTACACCGCGAGCCAGGTCGTCGGGCACCATGATTTCGCCTGTGCGGCGACGATCCCGGCGAATTTCGGGGCTTATCTCGGCCGATCGAGCCGGGCCGGCGGGTCGGCCGTCGCCGCGGCGAGCACGGTCTTTAGCGTCGAGAAGGCGGCGGCGGCAACGCCGAACACCTTTAGCCAGGTCGGGACGATCACCTTTGCCGTCGGCACGGTGACCCCGACCTTTGCCTCGTCGGGCGGCGCCGCGATCAGCTTTGCCGCCAATGACCGGATGCGGATTGTCGCCCCGGCCTCGCCTGACGGCACCTTTGCCGGCTTTTACGCAACCATCGCGGGCTATCAGACATGACCGACATTCCTATCGTCGAGGCGCTTGGCGCCGTCCAAACGATGACGATCACCAACCTCAACAGCCTGGCGCGCTCGGTCACCGCCGGCTGGCGCTCGGCGGCGATCGACAACACCAGCGATCTCTTTATGGACATTCACATTCAATTCAAGCTGGCCGCGGTGAACACCGCGCCGGCCAACGGCAAAACCTTTTACCTCTTCGCCTCGGGCCTCCTCGACGACAGCGGCAGCGACTACGCGACGACGGGCGCGGCGTCGGGCGGCGCGCCCGACGGCAGCGAGGGAACCTTGACCTTCCCGGCGGTCGACGCCTCGCCGGTCAACCTGCCGCAGATCGGGGCGGTCGATTACATCAATCAAAACGTCGCGATCATCAGCCCGATTTTGTCGGTGGCGGCCGCCTTTGGCGGGCTGGTCCCGGCGAAACTCGTGCTCGGCTTTATCAACGACAGCGGGATGACGATCGCCGGCTCGGGGAATTACGTCAAATATCGCGGCGTCTACAGGAAGGCGCAGGCGTAAATGTTCGCCGGGCAGAAACCGCGGGTCCCGTATTTCAACGCGGGGCATCCGCTCAACCGCGGCCTCGAAGGGGCCTGGCTGTTTAGCGAGGGAATGGGCCGGCGGGTCGCCGACGTGCGGGCGCGCAACCCCGGCTTTATGGCGTCGTCGGCGCCGTGGGAAGCTGGGCGCAACGGCTCGTCGATGGGCTGCAACGGCGCCAGCTTCAATCTCGGCATGTACAGCAATGGGATTTATGCGCCGAAATTTTCGATCGCCGCCTGGGTTTACCCGACTTCGTTTGCCGGCTATCGCACGATCGTGTGCCGCGGCACCGCGACGCAACGCTCGATGCACATGGACATCGAGCAGACCTCGGGGAAGCTGCGGCTCTACTATTCGACCGGCGCCGGCACGTTCAAGGGCTTCACCGCCAACACCGGGCTGACCCTCAACCGCTGGGCCTTTGTCGCCGGCACGTTTGACGGCACGACCCTCGCGGTGTTTCTCAACACCTTCCCCGACGGGACCTCGACGCAGAATTTTACGGTCGACGATATCGGCCCCTTAAAGATCGGCTGCATCAACGCCGCCTCCGATTTTTTCCAGGGGCAGATTTCCGAGGTCCGGCTATGGCGCCGGCCGTTGCTGCGCCGCGAAATTCAAGACGTGTACCGCAGCGACTACAGCGAATTTAAGCCGCCCGACCGCTCCTATCTGTTTGCCCGAGCCGCGACGCCGGCCGGCGGCGGCGTGCGGCAATCGGCCGTCTCGATGCTCTGAGGGGAAGTGAAATGACCAAGCGGGTTTACCCGAAATTTCGCAAGGCGGCCGTGACGGGCCTGGCGGCCAACGTGTTGACCGGCGGGGTCAAGATCGCGCTGATCGACACCGGCGCCTACACGTTCGATGTCTCGCACGAATTCCTATCCGACGTGCCGAGTGGCGCTAGGCTGTCGATCTCGGGGGCGCTGTCGGGCAAGTCGGTCGGCGATGACGCCTCGTTTCAGAGCGCGAATGCCCGCTTCGAGAGTGTGACCTCGGTCAGCGCCGAGGCGCTGTTGTGGTTTATCGACACCGGCTCGCCTGGCAGCTCGCGGCTGATCGCCTTTCAGGATGCCGACGTGACCGGCCTCCCGGTGACCCCGGCCGGCGCCTCTTACAACGTCATCATGGACAGCGGCGGCTGGTTCTTTTTCTAAGGGCGCCTCGAAGCGCCGATCCCAAAAAGGCGACGGGGGAGGGGGAGCGATGAGCGAGGGGAGTGACGGCATGATGCCGGCTGTCGAGCCGGTGCCGCGCGGCGGCGCGCTGATCCGGTTTTCGCCCAACATCGAGCTCGGCCATATCCTACAGGCGATCGTCATTCTGATGAGCGTCGGCGGCTGGGCGATCGTCGGCTATTTCACGATCGAGCGGCAAATCAACGAGGTGACGGCGCTCGTCAACAAACAGAGCGACCGGCAGGACGGCGAGGTCGCCGTTATGCGCCAGCGCCTCGTCGTCGCCGAGGCCGCGATCGGCGAGCTGCGCGAGGGGATGAAGGCCTCGACCTCGGAAATGCGCCAGGGGTTTTCGACGATCAGCGACAAGCTGGCCGATCTGCGGACCTTGGTCGCGAGCCAGGGCCGGCCGGGCGATGCGCGCCGCCCTTAGCCTGGCGCTGTTGCTCGGCCTGGCCGGCTGCGCCCCGGCGCCGGCGCCGATCGTCCCGGCGCCGCCGGTCTATCACTATCACAAGGCGGGCCGGCCGGCCGCGGCGCCGCCGCCTGGTCGGGAGATCGAGCCCCGGCTCGACGAGCTCGTCCGCGCCGCCCGCAAGCTGCGCGACCGCCTCGACGATTAAAGCCTCATAGAAGCCCGCTGGCGCGTTTTGGTGCCTGGCGGCGCTCGCTATAGCGGACGCAGCCGCTTCCGCTATCCACCGGCCGGCGCTGACGGCGCCCGGGCCTTTCCGAAGGATGCCAGCCTTATGAGACAGCTTGCCACGCACGAAACCCCGGCGCACCCGCCGCGGCGCGAGGATTTTTCTGCTGACCAGTTGAAGGTTATGAGCCGCCGCCCCGACGCGGAGCATGGCCGCGGGGACAGCACGAACCACCGCGGCGAGGCTATCGGCGAGGGGCTGCCGCCCGCCGCCACAGGGAGGGGCGCGAAATGAGCTACGCATCTTTCCGGGGCACGGATCGCTTCGTCTCCGGCGACGGTAATTACACTATCTTCACCTGTGACGCGGATGGGTCCAATCGCGTCGATTTCCCCTACCACGGCTGCGATCCGGCCTGGGCCTGGAATGGGGCGGCGATCATCTTCCTCAGCCTGGATCGCCAGCAAATCTGGTGCGCCAATGTGGACGGCTCGGGGCTGTATAATCTCGGCGTCATTGCGGGGGGCGGCGGTGGGATACTCGTGCAGCCGACCTTAAATCTCGCTACGGGCTGGTATTGGGTCAATCATTTCGACCCCTCGTCGAATACCTACCAACTCTACAAGTTCCACAATGGCGGGTACGACATCACCCTGATGGCGAACCTGCTGGAATGGGGCTATGACGTGCAGCCGAACGGGCTGGCCTTTGTTTGTAGCGGCTGGTGCAGCGGCCACTGGCAACTGCTCTACGGTTGGGCCGACCAGACCCATTACGGGTGGCTGAACGGGCGCACCGACAGCGGCGCGCAAGACTACCCGGACGCGCGGCGCCCTGCCTTCTCCCACACCGAGTTCGGCGGTCCTGGTCAGTATATTCTGGCGTATTCGACCGGCGACCTGGTTGCTGTGGACCCGCACATTCCCGCCTCGTACCGGAAGAACGGGATCGCGCGCTGGTGCCCCTGGGTTTCGGTGACGCCCTGGCATGTCGTCGATGTCGCGCCGGGGATGGGTATCTATGTGGACAGCCCCGCTTTTTCATCCGACGACAGCACCGTCACCTACGACTTCAATGACCCGAATGGCAGTGGTGTCTGGGCGACCGATGGCTTCAGCGGCGGCGGCGTTCAGGGCAACGCAAACGGGTGCATCTATCAGATGAATAGCGGCGGCTGCACCCGCTGCAAGCACAAGTAAAAGTGCTGCCCCGATAAGGGGGTTTTTAGCGCGGGATGCCGTAGTGCGGGATCGGCGCCGGCGCCGGCTTTTTGTCGAAAAAGGTCCGCTGGTAGACGTCCATCTCGTCGACCTTTTGCGAGGGGGCGACGGCGGCGCCGTTGTTCCAGGTGCCGAGCCCGCGGGCGCACCCGGCCGGCACAGTCTCGCCGAGCGGGTAATACGCCTTGCACGGCTGTTGTTGCGCGTTGGCGGCGGCGATCGATGCGGCCGCCAACGTCGCGATCAGGATCGTCTTTAACATTTCGGTTCCCCTTTCTCTCTTTAACACGCCTAGAGGTCGTGTGCGTCCGCCGCACAATCAAGGGCCTCGCTTTCCCTGCCAGCTCACCGCCCGGCCTTGGGTTGCCGGCGGGCATTTAACGGCGCCCGACCCCGGAGCTGGGCGGGCGCCTTTCGCTTGAGGTGCCCTCGATGACGCCGACCCCGACCTTTATGGAGACTTACGGCCGCATGGCGATCGCCGGCGCCCTCGCCGTGGCGCTGATCGTCCTCGTCGCGATCCTCGCGCCGGCGCAGCTCGTCGTCACGATCTACAAGGCGGCGCTCGTCGCGGCCGCGGCTTATGGCGGCTATTGGCTCGACCGCTGGCTGTTTCCCTACGCGCGGCCGCACGCGCTCGATGCCGACGTGAATGACGGAATGTGGTCGAAGGACGATCCGCAAGGGCACGTCTTTGTCGGCTCGATGATCCGGCGCGCGATCGTCGTCGTCGGCTCGATGCTGGCGCTTGCCCTGGCGCTCTGATGCGCCGCGCCCTGATCCTGGCGGCGCTCCTCGTCGCCGCTTGCGCCGGGGAGCGGCCGGCGCCGCCCGCGGCCGAGCGCTCGCCGGCGACGCTGTCGCGGCCGCTGCCGGCGGCCGCACTGCCGGCCTTTATCATCCCCGAGCGGTTTGTCGAAAAGCCGCGGCCTCGGCGCAAGCCGCCGGCGGCCAGGTCGACGCCGCCGCTCTACCGCGGCGCGCCGGCCGCGGCCGCGGTGCCGGCGCCGCCGCGCGCCGTCGAGACGCCGATCGCGCCGGTCGTCGTGCTGCCGGCGCCGCCGCCGCCCGATCCCGGGCTGCCGGCGAGCGAGATCGCGCCGGTCGCCGGCGAGCCCGACCCGATGCTGGTGCCGGCGCCGGCGCGGCCCTATCAGCGCACGATGCTGCGCGAGAGCCGCGCCGTTTGGGGCATGAGCGCGCCGACGGCGCTCTTCGGCGCGCAAATCCAGGCCGAAAGCGCCTGGCGGCCGGCGGCGCATTCGATCTATGCCGCGGGCCTGGCGCAATTCATCCCGTCGACGGCCGAGGCGATGAGCCGTCGCTATCCCGAGCTCGGCGGCGCCGCGCCGCTTAACCCGAGCTGGGCGATCCGCGGTCTGGTCCGCTATGACCGCGACATCTACAAGGGCCGCTTTGTCAACGCGGTGCCGCCGGCCAGCGAGTGCGACCGCTGGGCCTTTGTGCTGTCCGGCTACAATGGCGGCGAGGGCTGGATTGCAAAGGACCGCGCGCTCTGCCGCGAGCGGGCCGGGTGCGACCCGTCGCGCTGGTTCGGCCACGTCGAGCGCTACACCAGCCGCTCGGCCTCGAATGCCCGGGAAAACCGCGAATATCCGAAGCGGATCGAGCTGCAATACCAGTCGATCTTTCGGAGCTGGGGCGGGGCGGTGTCATGTCGGGCATGATCGGCGCCCTCGCCGCAAAGTTCGGGGTCGGCCTCGTCGTCTTTCTCCTCGCCGCCGGCGGGCTGACGGCCTTTATCGAGGTCGAGAAGCATCGCGCCGTCGCAGCGGTCGTCGCTGAGTACGAGGCCAAAACCGCACGCGAACATGAGCGCCGGCGCGACGAGCTCGTCGCTTCGCAAAAACAGGGCGAGCTCGTCGCCGCCGCTCTTCTAAAGGTGGAGACGCACAATGCCGATCAGTTGCAGGTTATCGCCCGCTTGTCGTCGCGCAGCGATGCTCGCGCTTGTCTCGATCCTGACCTCGTGCAGCGCATTGCCGAAATTGGACGCAAAGCCGGTGACGGAACTGAGCCTCCCCGAGGCGCAGCCGCCGGCGGGCCTGGTCGAGCTCTGCGCCAACCCCGTTGAGATCGCCGAGGGGGCGCTCTCGGCCGGCGCCGTAGCCCGCCTATGGGCTGGCGATCGCGCGGCGCTCGTTGCCTGCGCCGGGCGCCATGAGGGCCTGGCGGCCTTCTATCGCGACCGCGACGCCAGGCTCGCCGGGGTCAAGCCCTGACCGAGCTGCGCCTCGGCCCCGACGAGAAAGACCCGCGCGCCCGCCTCGATCTTGAGCGGGTGATCCCGACCGCGGTGCCCGACCGGCTGCGCCTCATGGCGCAATGGGCCGGGGAGCGCGCCGGCGACCCGCTGACCGCGCTCGATGACCTCAACCCGCACATTGTTCGCGAATGGCTGGCGCTCGCCGTCGAGCTGCAACAGACCGCCGGCGAGCTTGAGGGCCGCTTTAAGGCCCTCCTCGACGGCCGCAGGACCGATTGCCCGGGGGCGGACAAGGCCCGCGAGTGCTCGAATTTCGCGTGCCGCAAGCACGGCTGCCAGGGAGGCTAGAGCGGGGGAATGATCGAGGTCGAGTATGATTGCCACCTATGCGGGGTGGCGGGCGGCCGGGTCCAGGTGCGCGAGCGCGGCCCGGCCGAGGACGTGGCCGAGTGGATGCGGACGCTAACCCTCGCCTTGGCGGTCGCGCATGGCAGGGCCTCGCCGCGGTGCCGCGCGACCCATATCGACCGGGTCAAGATCCCGCTCGCGCCGGATGGCGGCCGGATCGGCGATCCGACGCAACACTAGGCCAAATAAAGCGCCCGGCCGCCGGATAGGCTAAACGCCTCGGCGGCGCCCCGGAAACCCCGCGGCAGAGGCTAAAAGCGCCGCCGTCGAGTAATTAGCGGCCGCCCTCGACAATATTCGAGGGGTCGCAAAAGCGCCCGATCGTATCGCTGGCTTACGTTTCGGATGCCATTTGCCGGCGTTCTGGCGAGGCGCTGGGGGTCGGCAAATTCGGCGTATCATTTTGCCTGGGAAATTTGACCCCATCTGGCGGACTCCGTAGGGGGGTTATACGCGATTTCGACCGGCCGGCCGGGGTGACCCGCGCCGGCCTTTTTTGTGCCCGCGCTGGCGCCGTGTCACCAGCGTGTCACGCGACCGGGTATTCCCGGGCATTTCGTGGCACGCAACGGTATGCCGGGAGGGGCGCGAGGGGCTGGAAACTGGCGGAAATGCTGGTGCTGCCGGAAAGGATTGAACTTTCGACCTCTCCCTTACCAAGGGCGCGGGTGGGGCCGGATCGGGCCTTTTCGGTCAACGGGTTGGCCGCGGGGCGCGCATCGCCGTGTCGCCAGCGTGTCATCGCTCCTCGATCGGCTCGGCGCCGATCGCGGCCAGCGCGTTGAACAGCTCCTCCTGCGTCGCCTGGCGCTCTCTCGCCGGCATCTGGCCGAGCAGCGTATAGAGCGCGATGCCGATCGCGACCATCAGATCGTGTTCCTCTTTGGTCATGGCGGCGCGCCTCCCGACGCGGTCAGCGGTTGGGGGCCGAGCTCGCCGAGAAACCGCTCGATCTCGCCGGCGAGCCCGGCCGGCATCAGATGCGCATAGCGCTCGACCAGCGCCGTCGACGACCAGCCGCCCTCGGCCTTCAAGCGCAGCAAGTCGCGGTGCCTTGCGTAGTGCCAGCTTGCGTAGGTGTGCCGCAGATCGTGCGGGGTCAGCCCCGGCTGGCTCGCATCGAGGCCGCTGCGGCGCAGCGCGCCGCGCCAGGCGGTCTTGATCTGGCCGCCGGCCTGGCGCTCTTTATCGGCATAGGCGACCAGCGGGCCGCGGCCGGCGCCGCGCGGCCGCCAGCCAAAGACCGCACCCTCGCGGTGCCCGAGCCCGGCGAGCTCGGCGACGATCCGCGGCGGCAGCGCCGCGACCCGGCGGCCGCCGCCCTTGGTATCCCAAAAGATCGCGCGCCCAGCTCCATTGCCGCCCGCCAGGTCGACGTGGCGCCAATCGAGGCCGAGCGCCTCCGATAGCCTGGCGCCGGTGCCGATCAGGAAGAGGAGCAAGGGGCGCAGATGCGGCGCCGCGGCCGCGACGAGTTGCTCGGCCTCTTCCGGGGTCAGGTAGCGGGTCCGGCCGGTGCGCACCTTCGGCAGCTCGAAGCGCGGCGCCTCGCACCAGCCGCGCCGGGCGGCGTGGTTGAGGACGGCGCGCAGCGGCGCCAGCATGTCGCGCAACACCGTCGCCGGCGCCGGCGTTCTGCCGGGGAACATCGCGAGCTTGGCGCGATCGATCGCGGCCAGGTCGAGGCGGGCGAGCTCGATGTCGCCGATCGCCAGCAACAGGCGGCGCAGCCGGGCCTTGGTGCCGGGGTTGCGGTCCTCGGCGAGGAGGTAGGATTTCACCGCCTCGCCGAAGGTCGCGCGAACAGGGCGACGACCGAGCCAGGCGTCGCGGAGGAGCTGGGCCTCGTAGGTCGCGGCCTCTTCGCGGGCGAGCTGGGGGTCGTCAGATTGAGCGCGTCGGCGAACGCGGACCCGCGAGCCGTCGGGGAGGGCGAGGACCCCGCTAATCGCAAGGGTCCCGGTGTCGCGACGGCGGCGGACGGTGAGGGGCATCGGCGCAAGGCCAGGTCGAGCGCATGAAGGGCGAGGGCATCAAAGCGGATTTGCTGGCCGGTGTGCAACACCGGGATTTTATGACGGCGCAACAGCCGGCGAAGCTGGCGCTCGGTGAAGCGGTAGCGCGCCGCGATCTCGGCCAAGGTGGCGAGCGGGTCAGCCATCTTTGTCGCGTTCGGCGTCGATCGCCTTGAGGATCGCGTCCCATGCGTCATCGGGGTTCGGCGGCCTGGCTGACAACTTCGCCGAGCGCGACGACGAGGATCGAGGTCGCGTCGAGCTGACCGAGCCCGTAAAGGTGTTCAAGGATCGCGGCGACCCGGCGGCCGCCATCCTGTTTGGCAACCCGGTCAGCCATCGCTGCCGATCCGTAGGTCGGCGGCGATCTGGTCGCAGGCGTTGCGGGCGCCGCCGTTCCTGATCGGGGCCTTTATCCTGGCGATGATCCGCAGCGCGCGGGCGCGCTCGTCGCGCAGCCCGCGGGAATAGCCTTGCTCCTCTTCGCGGCGCAGCGCGGTTGCGTGGTCGCCGGCCATGCGGGCGAGCTCTCGGTCTTTGTCGCTGTCCTCGTCGCGGTAGCGGGCGAGCTGGTCCTCGGCTTCGCGCAGCGCGACGACGAGCCCGAGCTCGGCCTTGATTATGCAGGCCGGCTCGGCCTGCGGGTCGGCCCCGAAATGGTCACGCGCGCGGGCCTCCGAATGGAATGTCTCGCCGCAATGAAAGCATGTCCAGCCGTGTTGCGCGCGATAGGTGCCCGTCGGCCAGGGGTCGCTGCCGTCGGGCCTGGCGCCGCAACAGGGGCAGCGCTCGGGCTCGACGGCAAAATCGGATTGCGGGGCAATCCAGCCGCACGCGGCGCAATGGTAGTGGTGGGCGAGCTCCCAGTGGAGCGCCGGCTCAGCCATTGCGCACCGGCCTGGCGCGCAGCTCGGCCTCGGTCGCGAAATCGATCGCGGCGTTGTTGTGCCGGCCCTTCAAAAGCTGGCGGCCGCGGGCGGCCTCGGCGGCGTCCTTGACGACGATCGTGATCGGCATCAGCCCGGCCGAGAGCTTGCAATCGTAAAGGATGCGGTCGAGCAGCGGATCGGGGGCTGCGGTCATCGGCGCATCGTCTCCAAAATGTCGACCTCGCGTTGTTGGCGAGGCGTCAGCCGGACGGCGTGGTCGAGGATCAGCCGCTCGGGCGTAAGCCCTTGGCAACGGCCATCGGTAAGGGCTGATGGCCCGACAATTCGTAAATCGCGCCGGCCGACATAGCGGGCCAGGGCGCGCGGGTAATAGGTGCTGTCGACCGGCCAGACAAAGGTTGCGCCCGCGGGCGCGTTGCGGAGCTGTGTGGTTGTTTGCCCTGTCTGCCGGGTCATGGCGCGCCTCCCTGATCGGCCGGGCACCAGCCGGGCGGGTGGCGGTCGAGCCGCCAATAGGTCGCGATCGGCCGCGGCAGCCCGATCGCGCTCGGCGCCGCATCGCAATCGGCGCTGGTGTGGACGCCGGCGGCGTCGCGCCAGATTTTGAGGCGCAGCGCCGGGCAGCCGTCGCAGCTCGGCAGGCGCACCCAAACGAGGCGCGGCCCGAGCGGCTCCTCGGGCAGGATGATCGCGCGCCCGGCGCTCATAGCTTGAACCTCAACTCGCCCGGCGGCCCGGCGCCGGCGGCGACCTCCTCCCGGGCGGCGGCGATCCGCGCCCCGGCGGCGTCGAGGTCGAGCCGGGCGCCAGCGATCTCGGTGAAGTCGTCGGCCTCGCCGCCCTCGGCCGGGGCGAGCTCGCGCACCCGGTCGCGATAGGTCGCCAGCACCAGGCGGGCGGCGGCGAGCTCGTCGAGCAGCTCGACGACGCGGGCGGCGTCGGCCAGCACCAGGCGGGCCGCGCCGAGCTCGTCGATCAAGCTGGCGACCCGGCCGGCCTCGCCCCAGCGCCAGGCGGTCGAGGCGGCCCACATTTGGACGAGGTTGCGCGCGTCGTCGAGTGCGATCGGCCCGCTTGCGGCCGCCGCCTCGGCCGCCTCGCGGGCGAGCGAGGTGGCGAGGGCGGCGCGCAACCCGGCGAGGCGGTGCGGCTCAAATCCGGCGTTGCGCTCGATCTCCTCAAGCCGCTCGACATTGTCGCGCACCGCGGCGATCTGCTCGGCGAGGGTGGCGCTCATGCCGAGGCCTCCGCTTCGGCCGGCTCGCCGGCCGGTGCGCGAGGTGCGTCGTCGTGGCGTCTTTTCGGGCGAGCTGTTAGGCCATGCCATACCTGGCCGATCCGGCGCTCCTCCGCGCCGTGGCGCGAGGCCGCCTCCTCGGCGGCCGGCTCGGGCTCGGGGGTGAGCCCGGCGATCGCGGCGATCGCGTAGGTGTCGACCCCGACGCGGCGGATGAGGCCCTTACCCTCAAGCCGCCTAACCTGCGCGTCGGCAAAGCTGCCATTCCCGTCGACGTAATAGCGCTTGGTCTTGCCGTCGCGCTTCAACTCGCCGCCGGCGGCGAGGAGCGGGCGCAGCTCTTCCCAATCGGGGTCGGCCTTCGGCGCCTCTGCCGGCGCCGCTTCGGCGTGGTGCGGATAGAGCGCGGCGAGCGGCACGCCGCCGCCGGCGACGGCCTTCCTGGCAGCCTCCTCGGATTGAAAGCGGCATTCGGGGAAGAGGTCGGGGGTCCAGGTGTCGGGCGGCTGGGCGGCGACGAGGTCGACGAGCTCGCCCTTGCGGATGCCGGCGAGGTTGTGTTGTTGCCCGGTCTTGACCGCGGCGAGCCGCGCCAGGTCGAGGAGGCGGTCTTTCGGGTAGCCCTTGAAAAATTCCCGGCCCGCGGCGATGACCGGCGCCCAATCGGCGGGGTCGACCTGGCGGGATTGCGGCGAGCCCTCCTCGACCGGCCAGCCGGCAATCGCCTCGGCGAGCGGGGTATCGCCGACCTCGGCGCGGCCGCGCCAACCCTGGTTGTCCGGCAGATACCACGACCCGACCCGCTCGGCGACGAGGAGGGCAAAGAGCCGGCGCAGCTCGGCGCCGGGCAATTCCATCAGCGCGTCGAGCCAGGCGCGCGCGGTGTCGGCCTGGGGGTCGAGCCCGCGGGAGCGCCAATCGCCGGCGAGCAGCTTTTTGTCGCGCGGATGGGCGATGCCGCGCGCCAGGTCGAGGAGCTCGTCGATCGCGGTGAGATTTTCGGGCGGACTGTCGATCCGGTTTTCGGCCAGGGGGCCGATCGGCAGGCCTTCGCCGCCGAGACGGACCTCGCCCGCGCCGAGGAGGCCGAGGACCGCCAGCGCCATCGCCAGCGCGTCGTCGGCGGCAACCATGCGGCGCAGGGTGCGCGTCTTTGCGGCATGCAGTTGCGCCTGCTGCGTCTTTGAGAGCGGGTCGCGCGCGGCGTCGGCCTCGGCCGCGCCATCGCCATTGGGGGCGCTGTTGGCGGCGCGACGCGCCTTGACCCGCGCATCGGCGTCGGCCTTGCGCAACACCGGGGCCTTGACCGTGATCTTGGCGGGGCGCGAATAGCGCTCGATCAAGACGACCGCGCCGGCGTCGGGGTCGCCCGGCTTATATTCCTCATAGGTCGAGGGGTCCTGCGCCGCATAGTCCTGCCAAAAGCTGCGGTCGCTGTCGGGCGCGATAACCTCGACCCAACCCCATTTTTTGCGGCCGCGCAGCTTCTCGGCGCGGGCTTCGAGCTCGGCCAATTGCAGCCGGTCGAATTGCGCCTGGTCGGCGAAAAACCGCTGGCCGGTCACCGTGTCGTCGACGATCTCGCCCTCATAGAGCTTGAGGTCAAAGACCGCCCGGTCGAGCGTTACCCGGCTTTGCAGCGCCAGGTGGCGGATTTCGCCGGCGTCGTAATCCTCGGGCTGCGCCAGGATTTCGCGCTGCCGGTCCTCGCCCGCCAGGGCAAAGGCCTGCACCTGGCCGAGGTCGAGCTCGCCCTCGCGCAGCTTCTCTCTGACCTCGGGAATGGCGCGCAATAGCGCCAGGCGGCGGAACACCGTGCGCTCGGAAACATGCACCAGCCGGCCGATCGCCGCCTCGCGGGTTTCGCCGTCCGCCGGGGTGACGCGGGGCCTCAGCGCCGCATAGAGCTCGGCCTCGTCGAGCGGCTCCATGTCCTCGCGGTCGAGGTTTTCAATCGCCGCCAGGATGACGAGCTCGTCGTCGGTGCAGTCGCGCACCCGGGCCGGGATCGCGAATTCGGCCGGCAGCCGGCCGTCGGCAACCGCCAGGGCGGCGGCGCGCCAGCGGCCTTCGCCAAAGATGATCTCGAAGTGCTCGCCCTCGATGTCGAGCTGCGGATCGGGGCGCACCAGGATCGGCTGCAAGACGCCTTTGTCGACGATCGAGCGGGAGAGGCTCTCGATGCTCTCTTGTGAGCGCGAGCGGCGCGGGTTGAGCGGCGACGGGCTGACCCGGCCGAGCGGCAGCTCGCGGTATTGAATGTCGGCGCCGGCGTCATGCGGGGCGGCGACCATGCTCGCGGTGTTGATCGCCTTGAGCTCGGCCGGCATGTCGCGCTCCATGTCGGCGATTGCCTTGGCTTCGTCCTCGGCCCCGGCGGGGGCAATTGTGGCGGCGGTTTTGGCGGCGGCTTTCCTGGGCATTTGGGCGGATTTCCTGTCAAGTGGCAGTGGAAATGCGAAAAACCCCTCGGGCCTGGAAAAGGCCCGAGGGGGTGGCGGGTCAGGCGAGGCCGACGGCCAAGGGTGGCGGCAGATGGTTTGGTTCCGGCCCGGCCTGGCCGAGGATCGAGCGGCCGATCGGGGTCACCATCAGCCGGCTTTTGTCGCTCGGCGTCGGGGCGAGCCAGCCCCAAGCGACCGCCGCCTCATGGTAGGGGGCGAGCTGGCCGCGACAGACGAGGGCGATCGGCCGGCGATCGGCGCGGCGCAGCTCATGCACCAGGCTTTCGATGATCGCGGTGACCGCCTCGTCGGCGGGGTCGAGGGCATGGGCCGTCATGCGGCGCGGGCCAACAGGCGCCGCTCGATCGCGGTCGCCCGGTCGGCGAGGCGCTGCGCCTTTTCCCATTCGCCGTGCTCGATGAGGGCGAGCGCTGCGTCGCGCAGGGTGCGCGGGGTTTTGTAGCGCAGGCTCGCGGCGACGAGGCGCGCCTTGGCGAGCGTCACTGTGCGGCCTCGGCCGCGAGGAGCTCTTTGAGCGCCCCGGCCGTCTTGAATTTGACGCGCCGGCCGGCCGGGATCGTGATCGCCTCGCCGGTGCGGGGGTTGTGCCCCGGCTGTTCTTTGGTCGGGTGCGTCGTCAGATAGCCGACCCCGGTCAAGATGACCCTTGTCCCGGCGACGACGGCCTGGGCGATGCCGGCGAGGAGATCGTCGACGATCGCCTCGGCCTGGGCGTGGGGGATGGTTGCGCGGTCGCCGGCGCGGATCGTTGCGACCATTTGGGCCTTGTTCATAACGTGCGGTCCTTTGCGGCCGAGGGGGAAAAGTCCGGCCGCCGCTCGGCCAACGCGGCGGCGCAGGGGAAAGGGGTCGCCGCCGCGGCGAGGCGGCGGGAAAATTCGGCCGTCGGGATTTCGCTGTTGTCGTCGGGGGCGGCGCGCAAGCGGGCGAGCTCGGCGGCGAGACTTTCGGCATAGGGGCGGTACGGCGTGCGGCGGGGCATCGGGGCGTCCTTAGTGAACGTGCTCCCGAATTATGTGCGCGTCACGCACAACAATGGCAAGCGGTGATTTTGCGCACATATAACGGCGGAATTAGCGCGAATGCCGCCCGGTTGCGGCCCGACCTGTGCGTCGGCCGTCAGCCGATCGGGCGGCGCGCCTTGTTACTTAACGATTTAAGGCCGCGGTCAAATCCGGTGATCGGGGTCGCGCGGCAACAGCCCGTCGGCCGAGAAGAGAAACCGGCTAATCAGCGCCCCGAGAAAGACGAGGCGGCGCAACTGGCGGGCCTCCTCGGCGCCGGCGGCGTCGCTGTCGGCGAGAAATTCGCGCATGACCCGGGTGATTTCGGCGCGCAGCTCGTCGGCGCTGGTGCTGTCGGCGCGGGCAACGAGCTCGCTAATCCGCCGCGGCTTGGGTTTTGGCCGGGCAAACGGCAGGACTGCCATTGTTGGCGCGTACCTCTTTGCATCGTGGCATTTTGCGGGAGGCGCGACCGGGCCGGCCTTCCGAGCGTCCGGCAACGTACAGGACGCGCAGAGGTTGCGCATAGACCTGTTGTTGATTAATGCGCCGGCGCTTTGGGGTGTGCCGCATAATGCCCGAGGCGCTTGCCGGGGCCTCAACCGGCGTCGCGCAGCGCGCGCAAGACCGCCGTCGCCTGGCGGCGCTGCGGCTCGCGCAAGCCATCCCAGATCGACCATATGCCTTCGGGGTCGCCTGGCGCCCGGCCGAGCAGATCGATCGGGGTGCAGTTGTAGGCCTTCGCCAACGCCTCAAGGCAGGCCTCGTCATAGGGCTGCAAGCCGCGCTCGATCCGGCTCAGATTTGAATGGTGCATGCCGATTTCGGCGGCGACCGTCTCAAGGCTCAGTCTGTGGTGATTTCGCCATGCACGCAAAAAGACGCGCCGCATCCGGGAAAATCCCTGTTTATTCCGGCCTGTGCGTATCATGCACACACGATAAAACGCAAGCCTGGTCGAGCAAGACCTCGGGACGCACAATATCTTGTTGACTAAATGTGCGTGACACGCACAATGTTGTTTTTATGCGGACGCTGGCCGCCTGGATGGCGGACAAAGGGATTGACGATCGCGAGCTCGCCCGCCAGGCCGAGGTCAATCGCTCGACGATCTCCCGGCTGCGCCGCGGCCTGGCCGTGCCGACCCCGAAAGTGGCGGAAACCTTGCGCCGGATTACCGGGATCACGCCAAACGATTTCCATGCCGCGGCGCTGGCCGCGCGCGAGCCCGCCTAATGGCCGGCACCAAAGCGCCGCAGCTCTTTGTCGAAATCCGGGGCGCCGAAAACCAGGGGAAAACCGTCGTCGCGCAATTGCTGCGCCGGGTGCTCGTCGCCGAGCGGATTACCGCAATCGGCCCGCCGCGCGCCGACCGGCTGGCGGCGGCCGACTTGCGCGATGCGATCCGCGATCTGATCGCCCGCGGGCTCTCGGTCGAGATCATCAAAACCGAAACCGCCGGCCCGATCCGGCCAAAACAGCAGATCGAGGCGCGACCGCCGCAGTTGCGGCCGGGGAGGGGCGATGTTCGGGATTGAATTTGGCGAGGCCAGCGCCGGGTTTGTTATCGCGCTGACCCTCGGCGCCGGCGGCGGCGCGGTTCTCGCGCTGATGCTGCGCCTGGCGCTGGGCGAGGCCTGGCGGCGATGAAAGCCCGCCGCGCCCCGGCCGGCGACCGGCTGCCGGCAACCGAGGACCCGCGCATCATGCGGCCCTGGCGCATCCACCGCGAGGGTTGTGACGCAATCCCGATGGCGACGCTCGCCGGCGCCAAAGCCATCGCGCGGCGATATGTCGAATTTGTGCGGATCGAGCACGAAACCTCGGGCGAAAGCTGGGTCCGGCGCGGCCCGGCCGACGAGTGGCGGCTCGACAGGCAGGCGGTGCCGGGTCATCTGGCATGAGCGCGACCGGCGCGCAAAAATCGGCTCTCAAATGGCTCCGCGCCCGGGGTGGTGACGGGGTTTTTGCGACACCAGATCGCCAGGTCTTGCTGGCCGCCGGCGAGCGCGCCCCGGTTATGCGCTCGACCTGGACCCGCCTTATCGAGCTCGGGCTCGTCGAGGGTTACGGGTCGCGCCGGCTGCGCGTCTCCGAGGCCGGCCGGGGTCTCGACCTCGCCGGCATTGTCGAAAGCGGCGGCGAATGGTGAGCCTCCCCGACCGCCGCGCGCATTTTGTCCAATCGATCAAATGGGCCGGGGCGAATTGGCTGGTCGGGGTCGGGCTCGACCCCGAGGGTCGCGCGATCGAGGTCTTTATCGACCTCGCCGACCCCGAGGCCGAGGTCATCCCGGCCGTGGTGCGTCTCGTCCATTCGTTTGCGATCACGACCTCGCATTATCTGCGCACCGGGGCGCGGGCCGCCGATCACGCGACCCGCCTCGAATGCCAGGACCCCGATGTCATGGTGCTGGCGCTGCGCGCCGCGGCTGAGATCGAGGCGGCGCACGGCCCGCTTGTCCGCAAGATCGAGGTGTGGCGCCGCCAGCGTCTCGCCGGCGAGGTCATCGATATCACCGCCGAGCTCGCTGAGGTCCGCGCGCTCGTCGCCGCCGAGCTCGCCGCCGAGGGCCTCGCCGAGGTAACCCCATGAAAATGCGCGGCGCCGGTCGCGGCGCGACCTGGCTGGCGCCGGGCGAGGGCGCCGACGTTATCGCTGAGGCGCAGGATCGCCGGTTGCCATCGGCCGGGCAGGCGCCGGCCGGCCCCGAGCTCGACCCGCACAGCATGGCCGGGGCGCTGGCGATGCAGCGCCGGATACGAGCCCGGCCCGTTTGGCTGGCTCGTCGTGCGCACCAACCTCGTCGACGGCATCCCGCGGCCATGAGCGAGGCGGGCGATGCGCCGTGGCCGCGGCCAAGATCGTTCCGGCAGCGCGTCAAGGACGATATCGCGCGCGCCCTCGCGCATCGCTGCCACGCGATCGGCTGCGATCTTGAGGTGCCGCCGGCGATGCTGATGTGCCGGCGCCATTGGTTCCTGTGCCCGAAACCGCTGCGCCGCGAGGTGTGGCGGCTTTATCGATCGGGCCAAGAAGTCCGCAAGGACCCGAGCGACGACTACCTCGCCGCGGCGCGCGCCGCGATCGAGGCCGTCGCCGAGATCGAGCGCCGCCAGGCGGCGCGGCCACAACAACGGGAGCTTTTGCTATGAACGGCCTTAACCGGGTGCAACTGCTCGGCAATCTCGGGCGCGACCCGGAAATCCGCTCGACGACGAGCGGCGATCGGATCGCCAACCTCAATCTCGCGACCAACGAGAGTTGGAAAGACAAGACGACCGGCGAGAAAAAAGAGCGGGTCGAATGGCACCGGATCGTCATTTTCAATTCGGGGCTGGTCGGGGTCGTCGAGCAGTACGCGCGCAAGGGGGCAAGGCTCTTTATCGAGGGCAAGCTGCGCACCCGCAAATGGACCGACAATGCCGGGGCCGATCGCTACGCAACCGAGATCGTGCTGTCGGGGTTTGACGGGCAATTGATCCTCCTCGACGGCGCCGGCGACGGCAACCGCCCGCCGGCGGCGAGCCCCGAGGATTATGGCGACGGCCCCGGCTATGGCGCCTCGCCCGGCTATGGCGCCAGGCACGACAACCCGGCGGCCGCGGCCCGCGTCGCCGCCGGCGGCGGGCGCGGCGGCCGCGACGATCTCGACGACGAAATCCCGTTCTAAAGGCGAGGATGCCGGGGGCGCGGGGGAAATGCGCGGCGGCGAGCGGCTCGACGCCGGCGACGTCAAGCGCCAGCTCGGCGAGCGCATCGAGCTGTTGGCGCCGCAGCTCCTCGCCGGCAAGCCCTGGCGTGACGGCGATCTGTGGCGCTGGGGGTCGCTCGCCGGCGAGGAGGGGCAATCGCTCGCCGTATGGGTCGCCGGGCCAAAGCGCGGCCGCTGGGCCGAGTTTAATGGCGGGCTGCGCGGTGACGCGCTCGACCTCGTCGCGCGCACCAGGTTTGCCGGCGATCTCAAGGCGGCGTTTGCCTGGTCGCTCGATTGGCTGGGGCTTGGCAGCCTCAGCGCCGAGGAGCGCGAGCGCCAGGCCGAGCGGGCGCGCCAGGCCGCGGCGATGCGCGACGCCGAGGAGGCGCGGCGGCGCCAGGCCCGGCAACAGGACGCCAAGGCGATCTGGCTCGCCGCGGCGCCGTTGCGGCCGGGCGATCTGGTGTGGCGCTACCTCGCCGGCCGGGCGATCGATCTCGGCCGGCTGCCGCGGCTGCCGGGGGCGCTGCGCTGTCACCCGGGGCTCTATCACCACAAATCCGGCCGCTATTGGCCGGCGATGGTCGCGGCGTTTTCGGGGCCGGACGGCCAGGGCGGGATGGCGCATGTCGCGACGCAACGCACCTGGCTTCAGGTGCTCGGCGACGGGCGGGTCATAAAGGCGCCGCTCGGCCACGACGCCAAGATGACCTTGGGGCCGTTCCGCCATGTCGGGGCGGCGATCCACCTGACCCGCGGGGCAAGCGGCAAGCCCTGGCAGCGCGCGCCAGAGGGTGAGGTCGTCGGGTTTGCCGAGGGCATCGAGGATGGGCTGACCTTTGCCGTCAACCGGCCCGATCTGCGGGTCGCATGCTGCGCGACGAGCCTGGCCTATCTGGCGCGGGTCGCGCTGCCGATCGGGGCGGCCGACGTGATCGTCATCGGGCAAAACGACCCGCGCGGGTCGGATGCGATGCGCGCGCAGGCCAAGGGGATCGATGGCTTGCGCGCGCGCGGCTACCGGGTCGGGGTGTTCCGCCCGCCGGTCTTTGTCAAAGACCTAAACGACTATGCGCAATGGCGCCGCGCCCGCGAAAGCGGGGCTGCGGCGTTGTGAGCGACGACGAGGGGGAGAAAATGGCCGAGCCAAACCCGGCGAGCGACGCGCCTTCGGTGCCGAGCAATGTCATCAAACTTGAGATTATTCACGGCGGCGGCGGCGCGCCGCCGGGCGGTCCTGGCGGCCCCGGCGGCGATGATGGCGCCGGCGCGATTGTCCCGGTTTTTGCCAGCGAGGATGCGCTTGCGGCGCAACTCTCGACGCGGCTCGATGACGGGTGGCGGCACGCTGCCGGCGCCTGGTTCCGCTGGGATGGCAAGCGCTGGGAGCAAGAGAAAACCCGGCTCTGCTGGGATATCGCGCGCGAGGTGTGCCGCGAGGCCTCGGTCGGGATTGCCGACCCGAGGCTGGCGCTCAAGGTCGCGTCGAAAGGGACGATCTATGCCGCCGTCTCGCTCGCCGAGGCCGACCGGCGCCACGCGACCGTAATCACGGCGTTTGACGCCGATCCGTGGTTGCTGAATACGCCGGACGGCATCGTCGACCTAAAATCGGGGCAGTTGCGGCCGCATGACCCGGCGGCGCTGATGACCCGGATCGCCGGGGCCGGGCCGCTCGCCGAGGGCGGCTGCCCGATCTTTCTGCGCTACCTCAACGAGGCGACCGGCGGCGATCTTGACTACCAGCGCTATCTGCAACGGGTCGCCGGCTATTGCCTGACCGGGTCGATCGAGGAGCATTGTTTTTTCTTTTTTCATGGGCCGGGCGGTTCGGGGAAAACGACGTTTCTCCTCGTTCTGCAGGACCTCCTCGGCGGCTACGCGATCAATGCCCCGATGAACACCTTTACCGTGTCGCATGGCGAGCGGCACCCGACCGAGATCGCGCGGATGCGCGGCGCCCGCCTGGTCACCGCCTCCGAGGTCGAGGAGGGGATGCGCTGGGATGAGGCGAAATTAAAGGCGATCACCGGCGGCGACACGATGACCGGACGCTATATGCGCGCCGATTTCTTTGATTTCGACCCGGAATTCAAGCTGGCGATGGCCGGCAATCACCGGCCCCGCATGCGCTCTGCCGATGACGGGATGAAGCGCCGGTTGCACCTCGACCCGTTCAGCCACAAGCCGGCGGTCGCCGACAAGCAATTGCGCGAGAAGCTCCGGGGTGAATTGGGGGCAATCCTGCGCTGGGCGCTCGAAGGGCTGGCCGAATGGCGGCTCCTCGGCGGGCTCCACCCGCCGGCGATCGTGACCCGGGCGACCGAAGAATATTTTGAGCAAGAGAATACCCTCGGCCGCTGGATCGATGACCGCTGCCAGGTGCCCGAGCCCGGCGAGGACCCGGCGCTCTATTGGGCGGACAAGCGCGAGCTCTACCGCAATTTCGTCGAGTGGGCGAAAGAGGTCGGCGAATTCGTCATTCCGCAGCGCCTCTTTGTCGAAAAGCTGGCGCAGATGCCGCGGATTACCTGGGGGCTGCATTCGCGGACCCGGCGCGCCGGATTTAGCGGGCTGCGGCTGCCGGCCTCGACACCGGACCTCCCGGGGATCGAGCCCGATTTGTTGCGGTCGGGCGGTCCCGATCGAGGCCGCCGCGAGGTCCGAGCAAACGACGTGCCCTTAGAGCCGATCGACGATCCGGGTGATGACTATGACCGCTAAAACGCGAGCAAAACCGCGGGTTGCGAAGGTTGCGAAGGTTCTGAAAGGTTATGTTTTCACGCGCGCGAGAGACGTGCGCCTCATGGAGCATGACCTTTTGAAACCTTCGCAACCTTCGCAGCCGGCTTTTTGAAGGGGGTGGACCATGCGGTTTCAGGGGTTGCTAGACCGGGCGCTCGACAAGGCGAGAGAAGCGCCGGCGGTTGATTGGACGCAGCGCGCCAATCCGACCGAATGGGTCAAGGCGGTGGGGCCGGTCGTCATGGTCGTGCATCCAACCTATACCGCGCCGGCCGCGATCGACCGGACGGCCAAGCTGACGGTGTTTGTCGGCGCCGAGGGCGGGTTGAGGATCGAGGCCCTCGTCGTTTGGGCGCAGACGATCGTCGCCGCGCGACAATTCGGCGATCGGCTGATTGCCGCCGCCACCGAGGAGGCCGGCCAATGAGCCAGGTTGATGCGCCGGTGCTGGCCGGCCTGCGCGCCAAATTGAAGGATTACGACTACGTCAGCTTTGCCGAGCTATCGCAGCAGATCGAGGGGTTCCGCGGTGATCTGGAAATGCTCGACTCCGAGGTGAGCGACAACCGGGTGTTGTGGGCCGGGCTCAGCCGGGAGGCTTATGACGCTATCCGGGTGATCCTGGCCGAGGGCGACTTTGTGCTGCGGCCGGCCTCGCTGCTCGTCTATGCGTGCGACGGCCTAATGCTGACCCTGCCGCTGGCGAAGGGGCGGCGCCGCTACAAGCGCCCGCATTGGGTGCCGGTGTGTTTCTGCCGTAAGGGCTCGCGCTGATGAGCCAGGGTCGCCGCGCCGACATCGAGGTCGTTGTCCAATGGGCGGTCGCCCGCTCGGGCCGCCTGCCGTGGGATAATGCACGCGACCAGGAATTGAGCTTTGATCGCGGGCTGACGGTGCGGCCAAAGCGTCGGGCACCGGGGAGCTGGGCCTTAGCCGAGGCGTGTGCCGGGCTTACCTACCAGGGGCGCCCGCTCAAGGCCGTCATGCACCCTGGCCCCGATGCCGACCGGGTGCTGGCGGCGATCCGTCGGCTTGACCCGGCTGCTGCGGCGACGGTGCTGAGCTGCGCCAGGGCGGGCATCAGGCCTGACTGCATGCTCGGCATCGAGCCGCGTCGGGTTGCCGTGGTGCTGTCCTGGCGCAAGGGCCGGCGCAAGGGCGGGCATCGGCCGATCGTAAAGATGCAATGGGAACCGTGCGCACCCGAAGCGATTTGCCTGGCGAGGGCTACCTATGAGCGCTGGCATGCGGCCATGAGGGTCTTGAGCATCGCCCTCAAGGGAACGCTTGAGGCCTGGGAAATCAACGGGTTTGCCGCCCCGCTCCGGCCTTGGGAAGAGGGGGCAAAAGAAAATGCTTGAAATGGGCCAAATATGCGTCACCCTTGCCCGCGGCACAGTCGAGTGAATGGCAGTCATGCCAACCCGACCGCCACAATTCAAACCTCCCGGGGCGCGCAGCAAGGCCGAGGCCGACAAGGCCAGGCCGAGTGCACAGGCGCGCGGCTATGACAGCAAGTGGCAGCGTGCCGCTAAGGCGTTCCTTGCCGAGCCCGGCAATCGCTACTGCGCCTGTGGTTGCGGCCTCGTCGCCGAGGTGGTCGATCACATTCGCCCGCACAAGGGCGACCGCAAACTGTTCTGGAACCGTGCCAATTGGCAGCCGATGACGAGCTCATGCCACAACCGCAAGACGGCGCTGGCCGACGGGCGGTGGGGGTAGGGGGGTGTCAAAAGTCCAGGGCCTTCGCCCTATGAC